AGCCAGTCCAATTGGAACTTGATCTTGTCCCACATCGCCTCAATGAACTTGTTGCCCTTGCCATAGCTAAACTTGTCGTCGGCCATGCTTTCGACGTTTTTTTCTTTGCAGATCTGCTTTTCGATGATCCGCTGCAAAGCGTCGATTGTGTCGATGGCAATCCAGCGATAGGGAAACTCACCTTTTGCGGCCGCTGTGTCGCAATGCAACCAAAACTCCTGCCACTCGTCCCACGTTCGAATCGGGGGCGTCTTATCCATGTCAACGTCTCGATCGTCTTCAAGATTAGCGAGCAACGCCCCGCCAAATGCCTGCGAAGCAAATGTCGTCTTTCCGATAAAGTTCGTCCCATGAAACAGAACGCGACGTGGCCCGCCCTGCTTACCTTTCACAATCTTCATTTCTTTTCTTTCCGTTTCAAATGACACTTACAACACAACACTCTCAAGCCATCCGATTCGCAAAACAGCCGATCGGCAAACACGCTCAGATCGGAAAATGATTTCAATGAGCCACATGGCTCAATGTGATCTACTTCAACTTCTTTGCGTGCAAACCATTCTTCGCATCGCTGGCATTGAAATTCCCACTTCAGCCTTTTGTTTTCGCTCTGACTTTTACGCTTCACAACATTCAGTGCGTGCCTCACTAACGGAGGCCATCGACGTGATAACTGACGAAGACCGGAGCGGATGAACCCCCAGAAGGCGGCTTCAGTCCACTCGCCACCGGCGCGAGTTCTCGGGACTCTGTCTGTCTTCGCTTTGCGGCTCATCCCTGCCCCCTCAAAACGCCGCTGCCACTCGGAAGCATTCGCGTCGAACACTCACGAATCTGTGACGGCCGATACAAGCCTTTGTTCTCTGGAAGATCAGGCCGTTCCATGCGGATCGATTCCGCCATTCCCATCGTTGTTTCCGTGCCCCAAATCTCTTCCAGTGATGGATCTCGCGTCATTGGCTTGCGATCGGTAGGCATGTGCAGCCGCTTAGATTTTCTTTTTGCCATCTCTCGCAATCGCCTCCGCAATTTCTCTGCGATGAACGGGAACATCCTTTGGCGCTTCGATTCCAATACGAACCTTGTCGCCTCGTATCTCAATGATCTTCACAACGACTGAATCACCAATCAGAATGTCTTCTTCAGTTTTCCGGCTAAGCACTAGCATTATTCGCTCCGTCTAATTAAGGAAAAAACCTGCGAACAGTCTCGACGTGACTGCTAAGAACGTCGAACCCTTGGTGACTGTTCGCAGGAGTAAAAAAGGCGGTTCGATTCCTTCGACTTAGCGACGTTTCACGGTCGACCGCTTTTGGAAATCCGGTGAACCCTTGCTCTCGCCGGTTAGTGATCTTGTTTTGTTTCTAGGAAATCGACGATCCGCATCGAGTCTTCCACGTACTTATCAAGCGGCTTGAAATTCCTCTTGTTAATGCGGCTGTCTCTATCTGCATCCGATCTGCTCATGCACGTCAGGCATGATGCTGTTAGCTCATGCGTTCTTGCATGACGGCCGAAATCAGACTCTGGCTTTTTCTTTTTGCATATACAGCATCGCTTCATTAGTAAGTCCTTCCATACTTCTCACGGATGTGCTTCTGAATCCGCTTCCGCTCAGCCCGCTCGCTGACAATCTCACACGAGCCAGCAGCGAAGCAACCAAGCATGACGATCACGAAAAACGCCAGACAGCTATTGAGCATTTGCCAGCCTCCTTTGCTTTGCCGCCTCAACATGAGCGTCCTGAGCCTTTTTAACTCGCTCCCGAGCCATCTCACGACGCAAGCATCCGCACGATTTCGTCCCGCCGCTTTGAATGCGTGAACGATGGGTGTCAATAATTTCTCCGCACGAGCAACGGCACCGCCAAACCTGATAGCCGCCTGCATTATCCCACTGCGAGACTGTAAACATGTAACGGATTACGGTGAGCCGCGACCCTGCTGGCGGGATCGGTGGTGTTCTTTTTTGCGGTCGTCCAATGTTTGCTGTCATGCCTGCCCCTTTGCTGTGAATGTCATCGCTGACTTGCCAGTCACTTCGCATTTTCGGTCCTCACACTCGACCACCAAATCCAACCGAACCAGTTCACGCACTCTTTTTCGAAACGTTTCGATGTTCGCCACGTATTGCTTAGCCGCTTCGTGTGCCGCTTCATTAGCCGTGATTGGCTTTGGTGCGTCATTTATGGCTTGCAAAACAAGGCTCTGCAACGTGTTGATTCGCAGCTCTGTTTCGACTGCTGATTTCTGGCTGGTTATTGGGTCTGATTTGCGGGAGATGTTTGCAGGGGTGTCAAAACCAAGGGTTAGTTGGCTCATGTTGCGGCCTCCTCAAGCTCGTCTTCCATCTCGAACATAGTTCTCTGAGGATCTGCCTTTTTTGGCTGACAGGCTGCTGCAAGATTCTTTACAGCCTGCCTGTAATAACTTGTTTTCAGTTCGCATCCGACGCCGCGACGACCTTGAATAACTGGTGCATAAACTTCTGATCCGACTCCCATGAATGGAGTCAAAACAACGTCTCCGGGATTTGTCCACATCTGCACGGCCCGTGCGATTACATCCAATTGCAAAGGATGCTGGTGTCGCTCGTCGCCTTCGTCTTTCGACTCCTCGTATGGCAAAACGTTTTCTATCCTGATGTCATCCCAAAACGATGACGCATAATGTCGCCAGATCCAATGGCTGTATCTGTTCTCAATCTGGTTTCCTTTCCATCCCTTGAGCTTCAGTAGTTCTTTTGGAATTTCACGTTCGCCGTGATACTCAAACAATCCGTTCGGATGAGTAACTGGCTCTGGATTGACTCCGCGTTTTCTAAACGGAATCAGGTAGTCGGCTGATGCGACATTCGTCAAAGTTGCGTCCTCGCAAATCTGACGATGTGCCAACGCTTTACTCATTGTTCGATTCCGAACTGCAAGAGGTTCTTTCCAGATGCAAATTCTTGGAAGCATCTCAAATCCGAGCGACTCATGAAGCCTAATAATGTCGCCCGGAAAGTCTGTGTACCCGCAAATGTTGGCCCCTTGCTTTGGTACATCCATGCAATGCACTGCCGAAATTCGACCGGGCTTCATCGCTCTGTGAATCTGCTTCACAATGAATCCGTAGTGCTCAAAAAACTCGGCGTATGTTCGTGCGTTAGACAAGTCGCGAACGCTGCTGCTGTAGTTGTATAAGCACCCTCCGTTCTCCGTCGCAAACGGCGGCGAGTAAATTGACATGCCGACCGACTCGTCTGGTATCGACTGCAGCACTTCGGCTGAATCGCCGTTGTAAATCGCGTACTGATCGCAAATAACTTGATCCATTACAGCCATGACGGAACCTGCTCTTTCTCCGGGAAATAATCACTCGACACTAGGTGCATACTGTCCTGCATATGAGCCACGAGACTCTGAAACATTCGCTGCACTTGCTGCTTCTTTCGGTCGAGGTTCTCAGCGATTTTTCGCTCGCCCTCACTTAACACCATGTCGATTGTTACGGGATTCTTTTGCCCGAAACGGTAGCATCGCCGCACGACTTGGTAGTACTGCTCGAAAGAGTGACTCGGAAAGATCACCTCGTGATTGCAGATTTGAAAGTTGAGGCCCCACGCTCCAATCTTAGGCTTGCATACCAGCCGACGAATCTGGCCCTTTGCGAATCCAAGCAGGTATTCTTCCTTCTGCTCATCACTCATTGATCCCTTGACCTGCACGCAATCGTCGAGCATCTTTTCAAGCAGATCACATTCGGGATTCAGTTCGCCCCACAACGCGGTAGATCCATTGTGATTGTTCGCCAGTTCGACAGCCTTTTCGCATCGCTCCTTGATCGTTACGCGGCGTTCTTCTCGCTCCTCTCGCATGTCGTTTGCTGACATCGCGAAAAGATTTCCGGCTCTTGCCTTCGTGCATTCGATGATGTGTGCTCGCTCGGTCAGTGGCGGCAGAATAAATCGACTATCATCAAACCCGAGGTCAGAGGGTTTTTGAATTGATCTTGCCCACGAGCAAACCCACGACCAAAACGGTTCTTCAGCGTGACCGCGAAAACGGTATTTTGTGCGGCCCCATCCGTGATGATCCTTTGACGTTTCCTGTTTAAAAAACTTTGTGATCATGTCACGAAAGCCGAGCAACCCGAGTGCCTCTGATGACGTGCCAAGTTCCCAGAAATCGTTAGGGGCAGCCGTTGCCGTGCAGAGCAGTCGAAATTGAATTGTTCGCATGAACTCAACTACAGTCGCCTTTCGCTCGCTCTTAAAGTCTTTTATTCCGCTAGACTCATCGCAAACGACACCCGCAAACGTAGACGGATCAAACTTGTGAAGCTGCTCATAGTTTGTGACAACGCACTGAGTGCTGCCGTCGTGCTTGCCGTCTCGCGACCTAAAGGCCTTGATGCCAAATCTATCCGCTTCCTCGACTGTTTGGGCACCTACGGCTAAAGGAGTGACTATCAAAACGGGCCTATTTGTTCGCTCAATGATCTTTTCAGCCCACGCTAACTGCATTGCAGTCTTGCCCATTCCGCAATCCGCAAAGATCGCTGAGCGACCCATTCTTAACGCCCACTGCACAAGATGCTTTTGGAAGTCGTAGAGGAATTCAGGCAGTGATTCCGCTTCAAATCCGGACTCGTTCAGCCACTGCGATTTCTTTTCAACAAATCGACTGTAGTCAGTTACAGCACTCAC